ATATTATATTATTAATGTATATATTTTTATATCCTTATTTTTTTATTATTTCTGTTTCAGTTTCGCATCATTATACTTACTATACCACCTTTCTTTATCCCCCGCATCAACTTGAGTATAAAAGTGTCTTTCGTATTGTTCGGGATTTTCAAAAAATAACACGACTGGCTCATTACCCGTATCACTCGTAGAAACACATGTCTTGTAAAATAAATCTTCTTTTATTGTCCCTACCTTATACCCATAATAATATTCTCCGCTAATCGCATTTCGAATATTTGTTCCTAATCCACCACTTGCGTATACATCTACATTTACCTTGTTATTATTTACTTTTCTTTTCAAAGAGTAAAAACCTTTTTTGGTTGTGGAAACCATGAATTTCTTAACAATATTGTTATTCACGATTTGAGATTCTGGATTTAACGGGTGAAACATATCTTCTTCGTAAAGCATTCCTCTTTTGCGACTTGATGTATATTACTACAACATTCTATTTATATTGGTTTTATTGTAATTTATTATTATTATTTTCTATTTTCTATTATTTATTCAATTTCATTTCTTGAATTTTGTTTGATATTAAATCCTTAATTTTCTTTTCCAAATAATCCATTTTTTCCTTTAGTTCCCTGTTTTCTCTCATCAACTCCATTATTAAAGATGTTTGTTCTTGAAATTTATTAGAATAATCTATATTTTTACTGTTATTCACAATTACATTCATCTTTTGATTTGATTCATCTTGTTCTTTTTTATGTTGTTCTATAATTTTCTCTCGTTGTTCTTTCATTTCCGACATTTGTTTTAAAACATCGGGCTTATATTTGGGATCACCTGGTTCATACTTTTCAAGGTATTCGTCGATGGTTACCATAATAAAATGTTTAATACTAGGGTCTTTTACAAAATCATCCACTTTTTTATCAGAAAGTTTAATGAATCGATCCTTTTCTTTGTTTTCTAACAACATTTTTTTATCAAAAGAATTATGTGTATGAGAGAAAACCAAAATACTTTTCATGGGATCTAACTGTACCAAAGGTATTGTATAATTTTTCAGAAATTGTTTTTCCTCTGCGATACAAGCATCGTTATCATATTGCGTTTGTTTTAATAATTCTCTACGAAAAGCAAACGTTGCCGCAGTGGAATGTTTCTCTCCATAGGGTCCAAATTGATACATTTCATTGATGTGTTTGAAATATATATACATTTCACTTGAACCCGCACATAAAGCCTCTGGATTTTGTAATAAAGTCTCTACCGCATGTGAAATTCTTTCAGGTGGATAATAATCATCGTCGTCCATGTAAATAATAATTTCACCTTTACATTTTTCATGCATGACATTTCTTTTTTTACCGAGTGTCATTTTTTCATTGTATCCAAAGTATTTCACTTGAGGTATATTGGAAACGAGATCATATATTTTATCGGTTCCATCATCAATAATAATCCATTCAATACGATCCTTGGGGTATGTTTGATTTAAAAAACAGCTCATCATCATGGGAATAAAAGGGCGGCGATTAAAGGTTGGAGTACATACGCTTACAAAAGGCACATTTACCAGATTTTGCATTTTACTTGATGTAATATAAGTAATTAAAAATTATTTATATTATAATTTGTACTATTTTATTTTCCCAAAATGTAAAAAAGAAAAATAAAGAAAGCTCCCAACGAGGATTGAACTCGCGACCTTACGCTTACTAAGCGCATGCTATAACCACTAAGCCATGGGAGCATATCTGGGTGGGTATCCTCCCAATGATAAATAATTACGAATTCTTTATATTCTTTTTTCCTATTATTTATTTTTCTATTATTTTTCTATTATTTTTCTATTATTTATTTTTGGCGGTTCCGAAACTAAAAATCCCAAGAGTAACATACCGATTGTTTCCGTATCTATATTTTTGGAACGGCATATATCATCAACAATTAAATAATGTTTTACATAATTTTTAACTTTATTCACATCTTTGATTTGGTATAAAATATCTCTGATTTGATTTGCTGGAGACCACATATTTTTATTAGAAATGAAACTACAACACATACAAGAAATTTCGTGTATATGTAAAATATGTTGTATTCTTTCACTTACAGAATATTTCAAATAATTCAAATAAGGTTTGTTTCGAAATAATACCTTTGGTGGATAAAATGGATATTTATTTGACAAAATAAAGGTATAATTATTAATTGTAACACGTATTTCATCATTAGATAAATTCATTTGAATATTTTTGTATTCTTTTTTTTTATGAAAATCTAATAATTCTATGTTCCATCTTTTTATAAATGTATTATTGTAATGATTGAATATATAGTCATTATTAAGGGGTTGATTTTGTGCTTCCATCATTATTCTTCATATATTGTTTAATCTTTATCTTCTTATCAATTTTTTTATATTACTATCTCCTTTTTTTACCCCCACTTAATATTTGTTTATCAACTTCATTTTCTCTTGTAATTGGTGATAAATTTTCATTATCAACTAATATTTTTGTATCAGCGCTTATTTCCGACACATTTCCTACAGGCACGGCTTCAACAACGGGTGTATTTATAGGTACTGCCTCTGCTTCTGGAATAATACCAGGTGTTAGATTATCTTTATAATTTAATTTATATGATTCAAACAAAGGGGTAAAGAAAAACATGATTAAAAATATTACAAAAGATATTGCTGTTACGGTATTGCCGAAATATGTATTCGCACCAGATATAATATAATATGATACAATCAACATAATTAATTGAGATTTATATTTAAGAACATCTACAATAGCATTTTTAAAACTATATTTAGTTGGTTTATTCGTTTTTACATCATTTGCCACCATAAATAATGGAAGAGCAAAACAATAAATAATCGTGACTACAGAAATAAATGGATATACAAATACAAAACCAGCAAATATAGTGAATAATATGATTAAAATTACATATATAATGGTAGTAAATATATTAACACCTGACAAAATATTTCCTGGTTTCCAATTTTTAGGACGTTCATCATTATATATTTCATCTTCTGGTGATTTTGATGAAAACATATTCATCAAATATCCAATTGGATTAGAAAATAATGATGTTTTTATTGTGTTTTCATCTGTGCTGAATAACCATTTTAAATTTGTGAATAAACGAATAATTATATTTGCAAAATTTATAAAAAACATTAACATACACCAAAATATAAATAAAAAAGGAGCAATAAAAATATTAATAGACTCTGTAAAAACTGACCCAAATAATTTATAAAATGTTTTATTTAATTGTAAATTTGTTGCTAAAATATCTTGTAAAACACTAGAAAAATACAATAAATAAACATTTTTATATTTTATATTTCTTAAATACCCAAATAATCCACTTTCTAATATTTTATCATTTTCTTCTTTGGAAAATTCTAACTTTGTAGAATAATTTTTATCACCTCCCATTTTGACATTATTTATACTTGTTTCAACAAGTGGTGGCGTATTTTTATTGTCTGGAATTATGTTTGTATATGGAAAATACTTTGTATTTACTGGAACAATATTGGATAAGAATGCTTTATTACTATATACTATCCCTGTACCAACGCCTATAATAATTGCAAGAGTAAGTATTTGTCTAAATAAGTATGTACCATAATTATAAGTATTTTTAAAATTTATTTGATCTGGTTTAGTTTCTTTTCTTTTTTTATCTATATCTGATGTATTTGATTTATTAGTTGATCTCATATTATTATTTAATATTATATTTTCATTGAAATTACCAAAACCAAAATATTTTTTCTCTAGTTATCATAAATGAAAATAAATTTATTATTATATGGAATCATTTGTGTTCTTTCCGTTGTCATCATTTTTTACTGGACAGATTTTTTATTCAAAAACAATTATATTCAAGAAACATTTACCAGTATATCACCAATTGAAGAAGGACCCGATACCACTCATAGTGTGAATTTACCCAATCCAGCTTTTAATAAATATACATGTAAAAATATTTGTGGACCACCTGGGCGTTGTCGTATAACTGGCGAGGATTGTGTATCTGATGTTGATTGTTATGGTTGTGTTCCTCCTCCAATTTATAATCGTGAAATAAAGGACCAAACAACCAACATAAAACCAGTGATGAGCACATTTTCAAAAGACATTACTAAAACCGCAGAAAATATTAATCCTGGAGCAAAACCAGCAAAATATAATATGGGAGTTGATACGTGGAAGTCAGATTTTGATTTAGAAGAAAATATTTTTAAAGAAAAATATTATCCATCAGGAGATTTAACATTTATGATGAGATATCCTGTAAGAACCACTTTTAGTGGTGAATTTATGGATGATGGCGCATATGCGTTTAACGCGTCCACATAAAAAATACAAAAATAAGTAAAAGATTGAATGGTACCATATTTTCTTTTATTTTTAAAAAAAACAGTAATATATATTTAATCATCAATTTATCATATTCATTCCCAAATTTTTGTAATAATAAACCCAAGTCCTGGTCCTCATCATACTCAACCAATTTGTCGTTATCGCAAATCGTTTCATCTGGTGATTCATCTTCAATATCATTATCATACGTATCCATATCTTGAATTAAACAAGATTTTACATGATTATTAAACGAGATTTTTGTATAAAATAATCCACTACAATTTTCACATTTCAAAGGTTTCTCATTTATTTTATGTTTATCTGTTTTTAAATGCTTCATAAAACTATTTCTTAGAGGAGTATAATAACTACAAGTAGTACATTTATATAAATTCGTATTCGGATCTTTCAAAATAATGTTATCATTATTTAATTCAACTGTTGTCATTATATATGTTTTTGAATAATATAATTAGTATAATCTTTTTATATTATTTGTTTTGTATTTATTTTATATTTATTTTATATTTGTTTTTCTTATTTTTTGTTTTTATTTGACTTGATTTTTTTTGTAGAATTTTTTCTTTTAGTAGTTTTTTTATTTTTTTTATTTTTTTTATTTTTTTTTGTTTTTTTCTTTCCTCCTTTAGAGTCCGTAATTAACCTTTGTTGTTCTTGCTTTTTATTCATTTCATTAAAAAAATCAGGTTCATTAGTATCTACATATATTATTGTATCTGCGGGATTACCTCTGCCAAATCTATCAATATTACTTTTTATGATATAGGTATTTTCTCTTGATTCTGGATTATTATTAGAAACAAAAAGTGGAAAAGTTATATTTATTTCTTTAAAAATTAATCCCTTATGTTCCATTATACCGATTGGAATAAAACTTTGATTACTATAATTTATTTCTAATATAATTAAACAAGTACCATCAAAACAAATTAGTCTGGTATTTTCTTCATTGAATGCGATATCTACTATACCAGAAATTTCAAAATTATCAAATATTAAATTATTGTTTGATATTTCTGCTATCATCTCACCAGTTTGAATGTCTTTTACAAGTAATTTATTTTTAATATTTCCCATATCATTACTACTTACACTATCATTGCTACTTACACTATTATTTCTACTTTCACTATTATTTCTACTTTCACTATCATTTATACTTTCACTATCATCATAATTCATTTCACAATTATATGCGACCATTTTATGATTTAAACTAAACGCATAATTTATTACATTTTCTTCATGATGAGAATCACTTAAGTACCGTACGTTTTCCCAAATATATTGGTGTTCTCTTTCATCTTTCTGAATATGTGGAATTTCAAATAAAATGAGACTATTATTATTTTTAAATTGTTTAATCGCTGCTATTATTGTATGATTATCATGATTATCTGTATCTTCATCACCATCACTTTCTGTATTTTCATATATATCGTTGTAATTAAATATTTGAATTGAATATAATTCAGTTCTATGATTTCTATCATGTAGTTCTAAATGTTCTAATAATTTATTTTCTTCTTTAAAATTTAATATGGTTAATTCTAAATTATTAAAAATATCGTAATAAATAGCAACTTTATTACCATCCAGGCTAAACATATATTTATAACTACGGTAACGGTCGTTATATATAACTTTAGTTCCATCATTTTCTTTATAATAAAAATGATTACAATCTAAATAGGGTTGTTCTATCTTTATTCCATTCAAATCAAATAAATAATAATCTCCTTTTTTAGTTATACAACGAATAAAATTACCTGTATTATCAAATGTTAATAATTTTATAGTATCATCTTCAAACAAATTAACATCTAAATCAAGTATTGTTTTCCCGTCTCTGATATCTACTACCTTAATTCGTTCAGGTATAATAACGCGATTTGATAAAGAACTATTCACATTAGTTTTACGATAATATTTTTCTCCAATAAAAACATTTTCTGTTATCCACCCGGTTTTAGGTGGTTGTTCTATTAACTTATTTCTACTTTTGACAGTATTATATATAATTTTTGTATTGTCTGGACTAATGTTAGGTGGTAAAATAGAATCAGATACATTAATATGATTTATTAATTTTCCAGTAAAACTATCCCATACATATATATCGTCATTATTATGTAATATAATTTTTGTATCGTTATCTATATATTTTAATAAAGATTTTGGATCTTCATCCATAAAATATTAAAATATTTTAATTTTGATAATTTTCATATTATATTTATAATTCAAAAACATATCTTGTTAAACTATAAAAATTATAAAAATATATTATTATGTTGCGTACATCAAACCGCAGTTTCCACCCACAAATGTCACCATATTGATTCGTTCTTCAAAAACAACCAAATTAAAGTTATAATTATATATTCGCCATGTTGGCTTGTTGATTCCGATAATTTGTCCAGATTCGGGGTCACATATGGTAAGCGATTGGGCATAAGGATCAAGAGATGGTACAATCGTATTTATTTCAAATTCAATTGTCGTAAAACGACTCATATTAATTGCTCCTGACGGTTGTAAATCAAACGGTGATGTATTCATACAAAAATTATACACATATAATCCATCAGGCGCATTACCTGCGGTTCTGGTGTATTTTTCCACATAATTATAGACCCCTACGGGTTGTGCGTTTTCACGATATGAACCGTCCAATAATAAGGCCATGGATATCAATATATTTTTTTCATTATCTAAATTGTAATTACCAGTCAACATCCAACCTGTTAATTTTCTATCCGCATTTACACCTGGACCAATATATACAACAGTTGTCGACCCGTCTGGATTTGTCCGCGTGATTCTATAATCACCTGTCGTTAGAGCAGGGGTCAAATCAGAAGGCAAATAATTATAAGGCCAGTTAGTATAATTACTCCATTCATTTCGTAAATTCGCATCACTCCTTTGTAAATAAAATGTATAATTTGAAATCATGCCAATCGAATTCAGTTGTACTCTATTCGCCCCAGTGACATTGTAGAAAATATCTTCTCGCACTTGTCGGAATAAATATTTTTGTTCATTCAACGCAAATATACGTGATTCCGCATTTGATAAAAAACAATATGTACAATTCAAATGAACATCGGCATTCCATAATGTCCTAGTATCTGTATATGAAGTTACCCCAAGAGATATATCAGGAGGTGTTTGTAAAAATCGGTAAAACTGCATATAATATAAATTAAAATTGGGTGCTACATAGGGGTAATTATTCACACTATCCATCACATCGCGTATTTGAAACAACTCCTGTATTGGTCGCATAGTAACATTTATTTGTAATTCATTATACTGCAAAGCTACTAAAGGAAATGCCATTTGACTTTTCATAGTAAACCATGAATTAAGCGGAATATAAAGAGTTCTACCACGAATCGACGGTTCAGCACCCGCTGGGTTTGTAGTATAGTATGCGTTTGGATATGAATTCACACGACTACCAGAATTCGCAGGATCGGTTATTTCAGGAACATTTCCGATCATTTTATCAAAAAGTGCTTTCTTTTCCGTAGAAAAATCGCGCTGTGCCATCGCAAGTATGTAAGCGCCCGAATATTCTTGTAAGGTTTGGTTCCCACAAGTAATGGTAATACGCGATATCATTTGTGCACCAATATTTTCGATCCACTTGAATTCATATGGTATCCACGCACCAGTATTATTTTCTGTACTGGCCGCATCGGTATTTGGTGGAAAGATAGGACTCCATATATTAGGCAAGTCTACACTCAAATAACAATCCATTAAAAGATCGGCATAACGCTTCACTTTAAATGTAAAATTTGATTCTTCTGATAAACGCAAAGTCTTGGCTCCTTCAAAATCAAGTCTAAATTTTTGTAATGAAAAATTAGTATATTTATGATATGTCGATTTAAAAAATGTTTTACTTGGATTA